ATCAGCAAAGGTAATGTCATCACCTGTAGAAACAGCAATATCTGTGCCGCCTGTTGTATTACTTAAAGCTAGAACCTCTGCAAAAGTATCTACAGTATCTTGCTGTGCATCTACGTAAGCTTTAATAGACTGCTGAGAAGCAATACCTGTAGCACTATCAGATGCCATATCATCTTCATCAAGAAAAGCTTTACCATCTAAAATATTTAACTCTGCTGTAGTTGATGTAACGCCATCAAGTAAGTTTATTTCTGTAGCAGTAGCTGTAACACCGTCAAGTATATTAAGTTCTGCAGTTGTAGCAGTCACACCATCTATAAGGTTTAACTCTGTGGCAGTAGCCGTGACTCCATCCAAAATGTTAAGTTCTGCAGCAGTACTTGTTACACCATCAAGTATATTAAGTTCAGCAGTTGTGGCTGTAACACCGTCTAAAAGATTTAACTCTGTTGCGGTAGCCGTAACACCGTCAAGTATATTAAGTTCTGCAGCAGTACTTGTAACACCGTCAAGGATGTTAAGTTCAGCGGCAGTGCTTGTAACACCGTCAAGGATGTTAAGTTCAGCAGCAGTTGAAGTAATCGCAGTACCGTTAAAGTTAATAGCGTCTACGTAAGCTGTACCGTCTATATAAATATCTTTCCACTCTTGCGTAGAGCTACCTAAGTCATAAGTACCATCATCATCAGGAATAATATGAGAATCTACGTTAGCACCAAATACAACGTTGTCAGTAGCAGCATCACCCATAGTGATTGTGCCACCGTTAAAAGTAGTCGTACCTGTGACAGTAAGATTACCGCCTACTGCTACATCACCTGTTGTAGTAATTGCATCAATATAAGCAGCTTTAAAGTACAATGAGCTTGTACCAAGGTCTACGTCACTATCAGTTACAGGTACAATGCCTCCGTCTTGAATACGTATCTGTTCTACCGCTGAACCGCTTACCTGTACAAATACGCCCCACCTGTTGTTAGTAGAGTCAACAGTTATTTTATTAAGAAAGTCTTGATCGCCTACAGTAGGTATATTACCGCCTTCTCCTGCCGTACCATCGTGCCTATGTCCAGTAGTTCCTGAAGAAGAATAAGAAAAAGCAGTCACCAGTTGATTATATTCATTATTAAACAATGAAGAACTGATTGTATCTCCGTCTGAAAAACTACTTTGTCGTGTATAACTTGCCATATTATCTCCTAGTTGACGGCACGTAATCTAGGTACATACCATTGATAGCATAAGGTGGGTTTTTATCTTCTGATCTCAGCCTAAAACTTGCAGTATAACCGCCTCCTTGAATAGCTTGTCTAACCATCGGGTCATTAGTGGCCCCGAAAACTGCACCAGCTCCAAATGCGCTTTCTCCAAAAATAGCAGGCAAGGGTACAGACAGTAAAGTGTAATCTGTAGGCTGAGGAATATTAGTATCCTCGTAGTCATATCTTACTCTTAATACAGGCTGTGCTGTTCCTTCAGGGCTGATAGAAATTTTAACATATCTCATGTTTTTGCGTGTGCCAAAATCTCCAAAGTCGTAGTTAGGGGTTGTGTAAGTTGCCCTTATAGCTGCTTCAACGTTGTCGTGTAGAAAGTGAGATCCTGTATCATGTATATAAACATACCCTTGACTATCGCCATGAAAAGTCTGTTCTATGCCGTTAAAATTAAAACCTGAAGTAATTGCTCTAGCTTGTATTCCTTTTGTTTCAGACCACTCAAAACCATTAGATGTTAAGGAACCTATAATACCTTTAGAATCTGCGGCTGATTGAGTTCCTGTGGTATAAAAAACTCTATACTGTGATTTCTGACGTAGCACAACGCTGTCTATAATTAAACCGTCAATATTTTTAGCTAGGGTTTCAATAATACTCTGTATTTGACGGCTAACACTCCCTAACTCAACGTCACCAATACGCGCTGTACCTGCGATTGTTCTGACTCCATCAGGACTTAAAAATACTAAGTCACCCGCAATTTCCTGAATGCTGTGATTGTCTAAACAGCCTACGTTTTTAGTTACTGGCTGTATAGCAATATTATTAGAGTCATTAATGTTTACTAATTTATAAATACTATTTTTACAGAATATAATCAAATCTGCACGAAAGGGCCTTAAACCTATAACCTTATCATCTAGCTTAATACTACCTGCACCTGTTCCTCCGAAATCATCAGGAGCATCTGTGTGACTATAGTATATAGTATTAGGATTGTTAGTATCACCCGAAACTACTAAGTGTCTGTCGTGCATAGTAGCTACAGTAGGATAAACTGAACCACTAACGGTAATTTCTTTTGCGAAATAAGTTCTATTAGTTAATGCGCCAGATCCTGTCATCTTAAAATAAAAAGGTTTAGCAGAAGACCCCTCATCTGTAATTACTAATTCACCGTAATCAGAATCTCCCTCGTACAAAGCAAAAGTACACTGCCCTTGAGATGTTCTAGCTTCGACGCTTCTTCCTACAAAAGTAGAATAATTATCTCCGTTAGAATGGACAGAGCCTCTATTTATCTGTAACCATGTTATCCCATCTAGTGTAAAATAAACGTTTTCTCCTGACGTAACTATAAGACCGTCTGCATAAACAAAAAGGCCCAGTACAGGGGAACTACCATTAGGTCTTGTAGAAGAAGAGCCTCCAAAAAAATCAAAACCGTTTATTCTTCTATAGCCACCATCTGAATCTACTTCAAAGTTTTCTAGGTCAGTGGCTAATCCCGGCTGAGAAAGCATTTCAAATTGGTTAAGGTTTGTATTTAAACCCCCGCGACAAGAAACACCAAAAGGTAAGGAAGCTGGCATCAGGTAAACCTTATTCTATCATCTTTAAAATATATAGGTGTAGGCTCCATAAGATTAATCTTCATTTTTTTAATACCTTTTTTATAATCTTCTAGTGCAAACGCAGACGCTTGTGGATTGTCTTTAAACTGATGAACGTAATATCTAGCTCTGTTGATTAGCACAGGTACGTATAAATCAGGGAAAACTATTTCATCTGCGTAGGAGTCTAATTCTGTAGGTAACAAATAAGCATAAAACCATATTTTATAAACCTTGTCAGGTATTGGACTAAGACCAAACTTACGATTATCAGGACTTTTTATAACTCTGCTAGGGACTCCATAGCTTTGTGTGTCTGCATCATCGTTGTTTTGTCCCAGCCTAAAATAATCTTTCCATTCTTCAATCGTTGTAAATTTTAAATTTCTAGAAGTGTATGGGGCATCCTCGCCTGAAACACCTATGGTGGTCACAAGAAAATTGTCCCAATCAATATAACTATAGTCAGTTGTTAAGCTGTCTGAAGAAGGTTTTAGTTCATACCAACGGGTTCCTGCTACTGTATCAACAGTAACATTGCCATAATTAGGATCTGTAGAACCACTTTCTTCAACAGCTAAAAAGGGCCACTGAGCTTCTTCATTAACCATATCTAGATAAGAACGGTTAATAAGATCTTTTACATGACTTTGAATACCTACAGAAGTGGCAAAATCTGCGGTAGTTAATTCAACTTCATTAATCTCACGTAAAATTTGATTACACAACTGTAAGTAATTAGTAGCCATTATTTTTTATGCGTCCTTTGAACTGGAAAATCAACTGATTTACTTGCGCCCTTGTGCGGCTTAAAACCATCTTTAGGATCTTTCATAATCTTATAGGCTTTCTCAACCTTCATCCAATGGTAACCTTTAGGAGCATCTACTTTCATCGCTTTGTATTCTTTGAAGTTTTACTTCCACATTTTTTTTCCATATCAGCAATAGAAGCGTAGCCACCTTTGTTGTATTTAACTTTGCTACCCTTGTTATACATTTTCTTTTTCGCCATCATTAGTCTTGCTCCATATCAAAAGTTTTAGAAGTTTCTCTCGCTATCTCTATTTCTTTTTTGTCTCCAAAGATACGATCATAGTTTTCCTGATATTTATCCCTATCAAAACCCTTACGAAAACGACTTTCTGGTGAGACAATCGCTTTCCTAAACATTACAGGGTTATCATTATTTCCTATCTGTGGCATACCTAATTCCTTTTTGTGTAAAAGAAAAGGGGGCTTTTGACGGCCCCCAAGTCTTATTTAGTCAATGCCGTAGAAAGCTGAAACCAGAGCATCTGGTCGCAGTACTTTAGCACCGTATACGTGCAGACCACGTACAATGTCACCAAAACTATCTGGGTCACGGATGACCTCAGTGCTAGTAATAGTCTGAGCCGTAGCTGTAGAAGACATATGACCAGCAAGACATTGACCAGCAGCGTTAGACGTTGCAGCAATGTTATTAGTTTTGTACATGTCAAATCCACGCAGCTTACCAGAGCTTACCAAACCATTACGGATGGAGCCTTGACCAGCGTTGTAGTCAACAGACAAGAGCTTAGAAGAACTTTGTACAAGGACTTCGTAGAACTCTGGATTAGCCAAGAACCAGCGACCTTCTTCAGGAACATTAGCTTCGTCTAGAAGACGGGCCATGTGAGAAAGAACGTCAATAGGATCATGCTCGCCTGTAGCGAAACCAATGTCCAAGTTACCAGTACCGTCAAAAGTACCACCAGCAAGGTCAGTTGCGCTGTCAGAACCAAGAATGTGGTTCGGGCTAGATGCAGAAACACCAGCGATCATAGAAGCAATTACACCTTCGTCAAAAGCATCACGCAAAGCGTAAGCTGCAGAAGAGGTTGCTACGTCACGGAAGTTTACATGCGACATGTTTGTTTCAATATCATCAACGATGAACTTAAATGCGTTAGCAGTATCAACAACCAAAGTTACTTCTTGGTCGGTCAATTTAGTCTGCGTTACATCAGCACCACGCTCATACTGGTAAACAGTAATTTCGGGTTCTTTGATGATTCGTACAGTATCGCCAAAGGCAGAGATTTCACCAGCATAGTCAGTGTTCGTAATAGCTTCCGCTACTGAAGACTTCCTAAAGAAGTTGAGTACTTGCTTTGAATATACTTTTGGTAGGAAAAACGAGTTAGTTTGTCCTGATACAGAGTTACCAAAGTTACCGTTGGTGTCTGTAGATTGTTCAAAAAATTGGTCTGATTGGTTATAAGCCATGTTATATTACTCCTAAGTAGAAAAGATTATCCTCTACGAACTCTTCCCTCTTCCATAGCAATTTTGATTTCTTCTTCGTGTCTATCAAATTGATCAAGGGACATTTTCGC